GAGTTATGAAATTATTTAAAAGGAAAAAATGTATTTGTTTATAGGTAAAACCTTTAACGGCAAAGTACAAGGTGCATTTTAATGCACTTTATATGTCTTTTTAAGTAGTTTTTATATTAATGTACTACGTAAGGTGCATTTTAATGCACTTATAGTAACATTTAATTTATAAATCGTGTAACAAAATAAATGCAAATAATAAAAAATTTTGTAATAAAGTAAAAGGTAACGTTTATGTATAAGATGTGTAGCGTGAATTTAGCAAAAAATTAATAAATAAAAACAGAATAACAAATGAGCAAAAATATTCCAAATAAACAGAAAAAAAGCTATACATTTTATACGATGTTGGCTACCGTTTTTTATTCCGACTTCATTTATTCAACCAATTCAATAAGTGTTCTTAATAATATCACAATTTCAGATATTAAAGTTATACTTGATGCGATATTGTGGTTTCTTTTATTCACTTGGATTTGGTTTGTTAGATATTTGTTAATTAATCGTAAAAACCAATAAGATGGAATTTGATAAAATTTTCTTAAATCATACCATTTATAAGGATAAATTTCAATATTTCCCTCTATGAATTTATATTCAGATTTAGCGTCATATTTTGAAAAAGTCATAAACTCTATTTCGTGTGAATTTGGTTTTTAATGAGTCAATCGTTTTATTCAATGCTTTTATTTCAGTTTGTTGATTGTCAATTTTTATATCGTCAATGAAAAATTTATTATAACCTAATATGAAAGAAATTAACCCAAAAAATATAGCACTTATTTTACTGATGTTATTCAGCCTTCTGTCAGTCCTTTTTTGGGCTTGGTCTTTAGTTTCTGATTTTTTTAAATCTCGTAAAAAAGAAATATCTAAAGATGATACTTAAATAAAATTAGTATTTGATTTATTATATTAACAAATTGTTTTGTTTTTTATTATTTAATTGAATAATCATTTTTTTTCAATGAAAGGTGGAACAAGACCAGGAGCAGGAAGACCTTCAAAGGCTGAGGAAGTAAAGCTTATTGAGAGGCTTACTCCATTAGAAGACAAGGCATTTAAGGCATTAGAAAAAGGTATTGAGTCAGGTGATTTTAAATATGTACAGTTGTTTTATCATTACTATGCTGGTAAACCAAGAGAAACAAAAGATATCACACTAAACACTGAACAGCCTTTATTTGAACTCTAAGGAACTCAAATGGAATTTATTGTAACTACAGCAATAAAGAAATTATATGCACTCAGAAGACGTGTAAAGGTTGTTAGAGGAGGTACTAGTGCTGGTAAGACATTTGGTATTATACCAATATTAATAGACAAAGCAATAAGAGAACCAGGATTAGAGATATCTATAGTGTCAGAGTCAATACCTCATCTTAGACGTGGTGCATTAAAAGACTTTCTAAAAATTATGATGGCTACTAATAGATACAGAGATAGCCAATTCAATAAGTCAATTCTCAAATATAATTTCACTAATGGTAGCTATATTGAGTTCTTTAGTGTAGAGCAACCAGATAAATTACGTGGAGCAAGAAGACATATATTGTATGTGAACGAGTGTAATAATATAGACTTTGACTCATATTACCAATTAGCAATTAGAACATCAAAAGATATATGGTTAGACTACAACCCTGTTAGTTCATTCTGGGTTGACAAGGAGGTCTTAAATTCTGAAGATGTAGATTTTATCACTCTTACTTATTTAGACAACGAGGCATTACCTGAGTCAATTATAAAAGAAATAGAGTCAGCTAAAGAAAAAGCAAAGACAAGTACATATTGGAATAACTGGTGGAAAGTATATGGACTAGGACAAATAGGTAGTCTAGAAGGTGTATGTATAAAGGATTGGAAAGAAATAGACCTACCAACAGAAGCTAGAATATTATGTTATGGTATGGACTTTGGTTATAGTAATGACCCAACAAGTCTTATAGCAATGTATAAATACAATAATGCTTATATATTTGATGAGGTAGTATATAAGAAAGGATTGTTGAATAGTGATATAAGCAATCTTATAAAATCAAATGAAATAGACGAAATAATATATGCAGACTCTGCTGAACCTAAGTCTATTGCTGAATTAAATCATTATGGCCATTCAGTATTACCTGTAAAGAAAGGTCGTGATAGTATTACATACGGAATAAATCTTATAAACCAAAATAAGATATTTGTAACAAAAAGAAGTAAGAACCTTATAAACGAATTAAGGAACTATATATATATGACTGACAAGCAAGGTAATACTCTTAATAAACCTATTGATGCTTACAATCATGCTATAGATGCTATGAGGTACGCTATAACAAGTCAGTTAGAAAATCCTAACAAGGGTGAATATCATATCTGGTAGCTTATTTATACTCATTATAAATTAAAAAAAAATGACATTTATTTTTCTAGTTAATAAAATGTTTATATATTAGCACTATCAAATTAAAACAAATTAAAACAAGATGAAATCACAAGAAATTAAAACAGCACTTTTAGAAGGACACAACTTTGAAAATGAATCGGCAAATTGGTATTCACTATGCAAACCTTCTCAAAATATTTACTGGATAGTAATTCAAGATAGAAATTTGTTTTGCAAAAACATTGATAGTGCTGCAAAAAGAATTTCACAACTAATAAAAAGAGGATATTAATATATAAAGCCTCTTATTAAAACAATAAATAAATTAACATATAAAAACAAAACAAGATGAAAACAACATTAAATCAATCAGTACCTATTTTTTGGAAAGGTAAGCTTTGCAAATTTATTAAATGGGAAACATTAAACTTTGGTGGTAAACTTAAAGTAAAAATTGATAAAAAGTTTATTGAAGCAGATATTTCAGAATTAACCAATTAATTTATAAATATGAAAACTTTTAGAAAACTAAAAACAGGAATTTGGACTTACACAGATAAAAGCGGACATATTCACGTCTTTACAAATGAGGAATTTATTAATCTTAATAGAGCACAGTTATGGTGGTCTGTTGTTAAAAATAAATATTTTAGAATATAAAAATAGAATTATTAGATGATAAAAACCACGAAAAGTTATATAGAAAATGATTTAGGCTTTAAAGCTATGAGTTGGTGTAATTATAATGGAATTAAGATTTATGCTGTACCATTAGAAAAAAAATATAAAGATGGTAAATATGGTAAAAATTTATGTGTTATCGAAATAGACCAACAAGGCATTAAAAAAAGAGGTACACAATTGTATAAACAAGAAATGCAACTCACAGATAAAATATTAGAATTATATGTACACTTCTTTAATAGAAGGTAGTTTTTTCATTTTGTTTAATTTGATTTGGGAATAGACGGCTTATTGTCGTCTTTCTCTTTATACAAGACTTTAAAAATTTTATTATATTATTATGAAGATTGAAATTTATATACCTAACTCTTTAGATGAAATAACTCTTGGTCAATACCAAAAGTTTTTAGCAATAGCACAAGATAAAGAGCAAGATTTGTTTATTCAACAAAAAATGGTTGAGATATTTTGTAGGTTGAATTTAAAAGACATTGCAAATATTAAATATACAAGCTTAGTAGAAATAATAGAACATTTTAACAATATATTTTCAAAAGAGCAAGAGCTAATACAATCATTTAAAATGGATGGCCTAGAGTTTGGTTTTGTACCTAAGTTAGATGATATTACATTTGGTGAATATGTTACACTAGATACGTATATAGGTGATTGGAAAAATATGGATAAGGTGATGGAAGTATTATACAGACCAATTACAAACAAACACAAAAGTTCTTACAATATAGAAAATTACCAAAATGGTAAATATGATATGACTAAGATGCCATTAAGTGCTGCTTTAAGTTCTATTATTTTTTTTTACAATTTAGGCAACGAATTATTGAAAACTACCCTGAGCTATTTAGTGAAACAAGCGAGCAGGACTATAGCAGAACAGCAAGTTTTGGGAGAAAATGGGGATGGTATCAATCAATCTACGCAATTGCTCAAGGAAACCTTAAAGACTTTGAATTCGTTGAAACAACAAATGTTCATAAATGTTTAATGTATTTAGCTTTTATGAAAGAAAAAAATGAGATTGAGTCAGATAAAATAAAATCAAAATTAAAAAAATGACGGGATTTTATAATGTATTACAAAAAATAAAAGACACATTGCAAATAGAACCATTTGTAAATACAGTTACTTATGGTAATATAGATGATGTTGATTTAAACAAACAAAATATATTTCCATTATCTCATATCATAGTAAATAACACAACTGTACAAGAAAAAACACTAACGTTTAATATATCAGTTTTAGCTATGGATATTGTTGATGTGTCTAAGCAAGAAACAACAGACATTTTCATAGGTAACGATAATGAGCAAGATGTATTAAATACACAATTAGCTGTATTAACAAGACTAAGTGCTATATTAAAAAGAGGTACATTATATTCAGATAAATATCAATTAGATGGTGATGTAACATGTGAACCGTTTGTGGATAGATTTGAGAATAAACTAGCAGGTTGGACAGGCACATTCAGTATAATTGTGCAAAATGATATGACTATATGTTAAAAAATACAGAACAAGCATTAGAAGATTTTAAAAGATATGTTATACAACAAGCTCGTACAAACCTTACTAAAGGTAAAAAGAATGTTAATAAAGACTTATACAATAGTCTCAAAGGATTTGTCGAAAAATCTCCAGCGGGCTTTAGATTGTATTTCGAAATGGAAGACTATGGTATGTTTCAAGATAGAGGCGTTAGAGGTAAAAACTCTTACTATACTGATGAAGCTACTAGTAAGTCTCCATTTAGTTATAAAAACAAGATGCCGCCAATTAAACCGTTGGCTGAATGGGCAAAGAAAAGAAATATAAGGTTAAGAGATGAAAAGGGAAGATTTAAAAAAGGAAATTATAATACTATAGGATTTTTAATAGCGAGAAGTATATTCGAAAAAGGTATTAAAGCTAGTTTATTTTTTACTAAACCATTTGAACGTGCATTTAAGAGGTTACCAGATGAACTTGGAGAAGCTTTTGGAAATGATATAAATAACTTATTATGAGATGGAATTTAGACTACTTAGAAGCCTAATTTTTATAACAGCAATTAAAAAAATAAAATATACATAAAAAAATGGCAAATGAAATTTACAAAGTTACCTGGTGGGGTTCGCCTATAAAAGACGGTTGGGGTGGTATTTATTATGAATATACTGATACATTTGGCGATAGGTTAGTATTTTCAGTAAAAACAGATAACGCAGGTACATCTGCATCTAACCAATTCACTATTCCAACAACGGGAACAGGTTACTCTTATGATATAGAAACAAGTGATGGACAAACTATTACAGGCTTAACAAGTGGTACTACAATAACATTTCCAAGTGCAGGTACTTATGATGTATTTATAACAGGTGCATTCCCTCGTTTTTATTTTAATAACGGAGGCGATAAATTAAAGTTAATAGAATTAAAGAATTTTGGAACATACGCACAAGGTAGTACAAGTCAGTCAACGGCTTTTCAAGGTTGTTCTAATTTAGTAATATCTGCAACAGATACGGGATATTTTGGAAGTGTGACAGATTTTTATGCTACTTGGTTTAATTGCTCATCATTAACATCGTTCCCATTAATTGACACAAGTAGTGGAAATAGTTTTTCTAATGCTTGGTTTGGTTGCTCATCATTAACAACATTCCCATTATTAGACACAAGTAGTGGAAATAGTTTTTCTAATGCTTGGAGGGGTTGCTCATCATTAACAACATTCCCTGCAAATGCTTTTGATAGTAATATAGCTTCTAATTATACAAATGCTTTCACTGCTACAAACCTATCAACACAATCTATTGACA